TCCGCCCCTCGTCCTGTGATTGAACCGCCTACCCCCGCTGCAAAATATTCTCCACCATGATTGGTCTCCCAACGGCCTTTAGCCTTACTATCTTCTCTAAGACTAACATCTCCGAAGATACTTTTGTAGTCTTCGGTCTCCATTAAGTTTCTAACTTTGCTACCGAACCGCGAAGCAAGTTCAGCATTGTGTGAGACTTGCATAAGTTTCATTTTAGGATTCTTACCGATCATCCAAGCAGGAAACAAGAAAGATGCAAACTCTGATTTAGTATGCCTTGGTGGCATATTCACAATAAGGCGTTTAGATTTTTTAGTATAAATATCTTGAAATTCATTTGCTATGATTTGATGGTGCCCATACTTTTCTGGGTCCTCTGTTTGTCTATAAATAAAATCAGGCCACATTGCTTTAGCAAACAATAAAAAGTTGTCTTGGCATAACTTTATATACTCAATCTGTTTCTTAAGTATTAAGGTTCTTAATTCATCATCTGTTAATTGATCTAGTGTACTCATCTTAAATTTTCTATATCTTGGGTCCCCTTTTTATACCATATCGTTTGAGTATACACTACTTCTATTCGACTTACTTTAAACTCTTCGTATATACAAGTACCTTGTATATAAACGCGACCAAAAAAATAAAGAAATTAAAATCGAGATGGTTGGATTTTGTGAGCCTTCATATAGATACACCGATAGCCCGTTAGGGCTATCGGTTTGGGTTGTAGTTAACTACTTAACTTTTCTATTAAGTAGCTAAATTTTTTAACCACGCGTTGTTTAAAGTTATCAATTAAAGGGTTGCCATTGTTTTCGAGTATTAACTTCTCTACCTCGCCCTCTAACATTTTATACATAACTTCATAATTTAACTTACTGATCGCGTCAGGCTCTAGCTTTGTGTTTTCAGTAAGTTGAGCATTAGCCGATTGCTCGGCTAATACTTTTGATATGTTCATTGGAACATTAGGCATTACTATCACCTATTGCTTTGAACTCATTATATTCAATCTCGGTACAGAACTGATTGAATAAATCATTATGTTTGATTTTGAAATTCGCTGTCTCAAACTTTTTTCTCTTTCGTTTGATCTTTTGAATTCCATAACTACAACCATTTTCGTCTTGGACAATAACAAGGTTTTGATTTGTTCTTTCAAACACATCAACAACATTTTGTTTCATCTTATCTAACTCTTTAGATAAACGATTGAATTGTAGCTTGTTTAAAGCATAAGCCATGACAATTTTCTTTTCATCAGCTTTCAGCTTTTTAACAGCATTACTCATTGTTTTCCTTTTGTTAGTTGTTAGTAATATCTTGTCTTATCAAATCTCATATTAATAACAAGCTCTTTGTGTTCATTATGGGTTTGTCCACAATGGGTTTTTCCACAAACAAAATCAGAACAAATTAAATACATTTGATAAACTCACAATATCAAACAATAATAAAATGTAGATAACCCACAACGGACTAGTCCAAATTATTACGCCCACCAGCTCTTCCCCCTTTTCTTTTAAAAAACGACATTATCACCAACGCGAGATTTACCACGAGCACATATAAACGACAGTTTTTTTATTCTTAATCATTTCCTTACACCAATCAATGAACTCCTTGTCCTGTGATTTATATTCCTTGACTGACTCTTCTTGAAACTGCTGTCCCCAAAAGAAACCGTCAGAACAAAACGAGCTATGATAGTTCTCTTTCCACTCTTTTTCCAAGTCCTTGACTATCTCTTCAGTAATATATAACTCATCATCACCGTTCATACCGAGATGTCCCAAATCAAAGAAAGGGTCTTTTTTCTTTTTCTTATCGAGTTCCTCTTGTCTTTTTATTGCCTCTGCGTTCTGCTCGGCAAACTTATTATTCATGAAGGTTTGAAGTCTTGCGTGTTTTCGCCAAACGAAAACCCCCTTTTGTTCTTCCTTATCATCATCATAGAATTTTTCCCAATTTACTTTTCTGCCTCGTAAATGAGCAATTTGATCTAGTCCCATATCTTTCTCCTTGTTCGTTGTTAATCCTTTGTCTTATCATATCCCATACCAAAGTCAACTAGAAAAACCCAAAACGAACACAAGTAAAAATTCTCCCAGCGTGGTTGGGAAGCCAGTGGATGGGTACTTTAGAATAGTTCTAAACAAGGCGTGTTGCACCGAGAACGAGCGAGAGCTTCGTGCCACCAGCTCTGGATGCCCCCAGCAACGTTGGAATTTAGAACTAGTCTTACAGTTCCGTTGTAAACGAGCGAGAGCTTCACCACAAGCTGAGCCCCGTCAGCAGCAGCACGCCCAGCAGTGGCAATACCACATTTGGCCAAACGAGCACAGCGATTAACAACAACGAGATCACTCTACCCTCCAACCATCAGTGACAAACACATCTCCACGTATATCCTGAATTTGATCCAGCGGAACCTGCAGGCCATCTGCTATTATCTTCCGAGCTTTTTCATTCGTTTTGAACGAGCTGTTTAAGAGACCTTCCTCATTCACTACCATTTCCTTAAGCTTCGCGCTGCCAGGCAGCTCCGGAGATGCAGCGGGCATGGCTGCATTCACGATTTCAATTGGTCCTCTAACGAGAGCTTGCATTGCATCGAGTTCTTCTATTTTTTTATTTAGAACGGTTACCGTACCGTCATCCTTGATCACATGTGTCTTAGGCGTTTCGGGTTTTTGTCCTTCATCATCGTAATCCACGATTTCATAATCGTATCCTTCAGGCACACCTGTTACCTCAGTTACACATCCTCCGTATACTTCTATCTTTATTGTTTTTGTTTTCATTGTCATCCTTTGTTCATTGTTAGCGGGCCAAGCTACCAGCTTGCAAGCTGTATCGTCTACAAATAACTTGACCCAAGAACCACCAGGGCGCTAGCCCGCATTATCGTCCGTAACCTGATGGCTTGCGTATATATAAGACCAGATGGGATAGGAGTCAAGAAGAAAATTCATATTTTTTCTCCAGCAGGAGCTTCCACGCTTGTGGCAGTGTACTAATGCAAGTACCCATACTTATTATCCTTTCTGAAACGAGAACGAGCTACCATCTCCACGCTGGGCGTGGCAACAATTATCTAACTTTATTACCTTTATCTTTCTTTCTTAAACGAGAACGAGCTTCGGTACGAAGGTTCTGGCACGTTGCCAGGGCTGCCTGATGCACTGATTAGTTGCTGACCAAAACGAGAACGAGCTTCTTTAAACGAGAACGAGGAAGGAGCTGCTGGAGATGGTCCGCGGAGGGGGCTCAACGGAAAACAATGATATAAAAGTTGGCCCCCGAGAACGAGAATACACGAGAACTAACAACGTGCCAAGTCCAGCTCAGTTACGCTGCCGGTGCCCTCATACATTTTCTTCAAGATCCGTTGTTCATTGGCACGAGAACGAGATCCAGCATCAGGAGGAAGGTTCACCAGCTCCCAGAGAGCTGCCTGAACCGCGGGCCATTTTACTGGGAACGAGAACGAGAAACGAGGTTTCAGTAAACGAGCATCAGTAATCACGGACAACGGTCTATACAGTTCTAGAGACCTCTTCGAGAGGGCCTCATCGCAGATAATAATTATACCACCGTGTAAAATACGCTTGTTCATCCAACTAATTTGCCACTTAGATAGCTTCGGATATCCAACTTTGTCCGATTTAAGTTCCATCCAAAATTCTTTTGTGTCCCAACAACCGTTAATGTCAGGAATACCATTGATAGTATTAGATTCTACACGAATAAAATGAGGTTTAGTGCAGTGCTTTTTAATTCTTTGCCACAGCTTTGACTCACGTTTTTTCATAAATTATTCAGATCGGTTATCTACCTTCTCCATCTTCTGAATTAAACATCTTGGTAGTACATTACGATCGGAGAAAACTGCCGACTCAGTATCATAACTTGCAAATGTCCAAACATTTTTCTTATCTTTGTCGTAGAGATAACCCTGCGTAATCATTTTTGCAGGCAATAACTTTTTAACTTCACTTGCCTCAGCATGGCCCGAATCTCCACACGGATCTATCCATGTAATTCTATATAGGTAATACTTCTTACCACCAACAATAGCATGTTTGTATTTACTTTTTTTTCGTCTCAACATTAACTTTACCTAAATTCATTTTAAGATCCTTATTATGAACCTCATTAAATACCGTTATGAAGGATTGCCAATTATAACTACTTAGGTAGTTTCTTTGTCTCTGGCTCAACCTCGATCGTTTTGGCGTTGAAGCCATCGATCTTGTTTGATAATTCCTTGAGTTTCTTTTCAAGTTCTCCACGTGACATACCCTCCAGTCCTGATACTTTTACTTCTTTCTTATCTACATATAAACCAGCTAATTGTCCTGATCTAAATTCAGCATTGATAGCTGATGCAAATTGTTTTTCAGAATAAGCAGCGTCAGCGTATTTTTCTAATCTTTTGTATCTTCGCAGTCTATCTTTCTCATACTTGGCCTTTGCTTTCTCAAGCTCTTGATCCATGTATTTAACTACGTGTGGGTTATGTCTTCTTAAAGTTAATCTACTTCCTATGTCGGAAAAATTTTTATCGTTTTTGGCCTCATAGCCAGCTCTCTTACAAGCTTCAGCTTTTGTAATCTCGCCCCAGTTCGCCACAAGTATATCAACAAACTTTCTTTGCTTTGGGGTCAGATCATCTATAGTTCTTAATGCTTTTGCTTTTAGGGCCATTAGTTTGATTTACCTCTTTTTTTATTTTTGTTTCTTCGTAGTTCTCTACCAATAGCAGCAAGTAATTTCGGCATATCCTTAGTAGTGCTTTCTGATAGTAATTTTCTGTCATAAGTTCTTGGATAAACTATACTCTTTCCAAAAATTCCAAAATCTGCTGTTTTAGTTTTTCTATTTGGTAATTGAGACCTAATTCCTGTTCTTACATCTTGCTTAGCTTTTATTTTCATTATTGTTTTTAAGTCTTTAGAAGGTATTTCGGCTTTAGATTTTTTAAAAGATTCTATTCTTTTTTTAAATCTATCAGCAACTTTTCTCCCACCTTTAGTTCTATATTTCTTATATGCCGTTTTAAGACTTTTAGTTAAAAGACCACCCATTAATAATTTTGATGCAGTTTTCATTAGTTATCTCTTTTTCCTTTAATCATTCTCTCGCCTTTAAGTAAGTAAGCTTTACCTTCTCTTTCAATTTTCTTTTGATATTTAAGTATATTTCTTTTGCCTCTTAGTAATGCTGCTTGCATGTTTCTTGGAATTTTTTTATTTTGACCAATTATTTTACCAGCGTCCATAGCCTTTTCGATTATTACAGCTTTCTGTTGTTTCATGTCTAATTTCTTTAGTCCTTGTAAAAACTTATCTCTTTGCTTAACTGTTGCCTTACCAATAAGACGTGGGCTCTCTCGTTTACTATATAGTTTATTAATTTTTTTAACCATATCGCCTTTAAGTTCTTTGTAAATATCAGATTTCATAAAAGCTTTTAAAGCTCTGCCCCCAGCTCCTCTAATTAATCCTCCAACTAAATATTTTCCTGACTTCATTTTTTTCTCCGTCCCCTCTTGTATGCTTTTCTTATACTCAGCTTATCCAAACCAATCAAGTCTTTCACCGCATCTTGAAATCTTGCTGTAGCAGTAGTTCCATAACCACCACCTATATCAAGCATTGTTTTAGCGCTTAATCTATTATTTGAAATTGAATAAGTTCTGCCACTTAATGTGCTTTTTTGTAATGATTGCTTCTTAATTGGAACAGGGCCTTTTGTACCTGCAGCTCCTGACCTAATATTATATTTATCTATAGACTTAGTAGATTGCCTAGCTCTTTTTCTACTTGCAGCTCTCCTCACAGATTTCTCAGCTGTTGAAAGGGCTTTTCTACCCAATTTGGTCTTTGATAATAATTTTATACCTTTAATAACTATTGCCATAATGTAATTCGGGATGGGCGTTATCAGGATCTAAAAGTCCCAAGTTTTGCCGCCCATCTATTTTTTATTATATAGATTATTTTAACCTCCGACTAGATATACCAAGTCAACATTTTTGCACTACGCAAGGAAGTTTTGATATTGAGGTGTATCCAGATACACCACAGATACACCATCAGATACACCATAAAATCGATTATAAGTGTTGGTATATAACAATAATAATCATCAGATACACCAGATACACCACTTTTGACCTCTGATTAAAAAAAGTGCATAGGGGTCTAGATAATCTATATAGTAGAAAATTAGACCCCCACACATCTAGGTTGTATTATTGCATTATGCATTACCCCCTAATTACCTAATACCCGTTTTATTTTGGATTTCTAGTGGACTATGATATAATTTGGTTGATATATATCATCTTTCTTGTTCATGGGGGCAAAGGGAGACTGATGCCCCCACTTTAGCTGTCCGTTGTCCGTTTTTCCTTGAACATTATACCTTAATCATTTAAAGTCTTTACAGACTGGAGGAACAATGACATAAGTGAAGTCGGTGGGGTTAGGTGCTCTCTCGATATTTTTTCCCCAAGATTAAATAAGTTTCACTTAATCTCACCACACTTAAGATTATGAATTTCGATGATTTTACTTTTTTTATTTTAGCAACGGCCACTTGTACTCTGGTATTTGCTTGGGCTTTTTTCGGATAGATTCAGACCATCTCTTAATTAATACATACCATTCTTTTTTATATTTAGGATCTTTAGTTCTTTCCCAATTTATAGCTGCAATATTAATTTTATGAAAAGGGGACATAAAGTAAGATTAACCAATAAATGCCTATCCATACATAGAAAGTTCTAGGCCAATTAAGCCTAAGTTTAGCACAAATTTCTTTTCTAATACTCACTGGGGTTCCTTTCCATTACATATATATCCCACCACCTTTTTATCCTCATATGAATGATAATACAAGTCAGAAAACAATTTTTTCTTTCTCTCGGTCACTGCAACATTGTTAGCAAACCAGGAGCTGCAGCTTTCAAAAATCTCAAAGCTCTGCATCTTAATTTCGCCCTGTGCTAAAAACATCAATGTTATAATGATAGGCTTCATCTACAGCAAAATGGCACCAATGATAAACCCCACAATAAACCAAACAATCTCTTGTCTATAATGAAGCGACCACACATCAAAATTTGATTTTAATTTCTTCCAGTTCATTTCTTTTTCTTATCCTTTAGTTTAAGCTTATACCTAATCGTGTCGATTCTTTCTTTAATGGATCTTCGTTCTTCCTTCGTATCGACAGATCTGTACCTCTTATACTCATTTTTGTACTCAATCCAATAGCATTGAATCTCAGTAAAAACAATCACTTTATTCTCTAAACACCACTTGTACCTATTATGAACATGGTCAGAATCTAGGTTAGCTAAATCACAAATATGTCTAAAATCCTTGTTTTTATTCATAAACCACTCATGAGCTTCTTTTTTATTGTAAGACTCATTCTTACCACCCAAAGTATATAAACAGTCTTCAAACGCCTGAATCACTACGGCTTGGTAAAGTCTGTGTTCGGAAGATATTGGGGTTTTTAATATTTCTGTAGCTATATTAGTTCCCATAATCTTTAATAAGTTGTTTGAGTAACTCAAGATAAAAATTCTCCATTTTACTTTGTCGGAGACTCTTGGAGGCCTGATAATCTAGGAATATATCATTCATGAAATGAGTTCGTTCAATGCCACTCATCTCTGCTACATCGCTTAAAC